GTGGACATGGGCATGGAGAAGTGGGAGACGGAGACTGGTGTGTGCCTTTTCTATAATGGAATGAAGTCCCCGAACTTCCAAGCCCCAGCTGGCGAACCGCCTCCTTTCCCGTTCCTCATGGATCGTAACAAGCAGGCGCAGATGCTCAAACAATGCTACGGCGACGAGAATGCTGTAGACTATGTGCGTAATGCTATCGGCTGGTGGCCCAAGTCCGGCTTTGCCCAGACGATCCTGACCGCCGATGTCATCCGTAATGCCAATACCAATGAAGAACCACTATGGGACTCTGAAGGACTGGTCAAGGTCGCGGGGTTCGATACTGCCTTTACTGCTGGGGGGGATAGGTGTGTGCTGACTATCGGCAAGCTAGGCTATGTGCGCGGGACGAGGAATCGTGTCCTCTATGTGGAGAAGCAGCACATCATCCAGATTTCTGCTACTGCCAGTGCCGAGTTTGAAGTCCAGCTTGCTACAGAGACAGTTCGTTTATGCCGCGAGGCCGGGGTGGAACCAAAACGATTCGGTATGGATGTCTCTGGTGATGGTGGGCGGGTGGCTCAAGCCATCATCCGCGAGTGGCTCAAATACGAATCTAGCGGGCATAGCATCGTGCTAATTAGCTCAATGGGTAAACCAACCGACCGAATCGCCGCCGATGTCGATAAGCGACCATGTAATGAAGTCTATGACAGAATTGTGAGCGAGTATCAATACTCTGTATTCCACGCATTCAAAAGTCGTGTGCTATATGGAGTGGACTATGCCTCTGATCTTGGTCGAGAACTTTGCCTGCGTAGATACTCCATAAAGAATAAGAAAATCAGTATCGAAACAAAGAGTGATTATAAAAGCAGAATTGGTTCATCTCCAGATTGTTCCGACTCACTAGCCTATGCCGTCGAGATGGCCCGCCGATACGGACTCGTTTTTATCGGTAACGATAAACCTGTTCCGACTAATAGATTCTGGGCGCGAGACGAGAAGAAGGTCGAGATGCCCGACGAAGAGTATGCCTCGCAGGATTGGGGCGAGGATTAGAGCAGGCTGAACGCCTCTGCCACCGTATCGTTGAACGAGAATGGTGCGGCTCCCCAATCTTCTTTCGGCTCCGCTGACTGCACATACTCCGCAAGGATCGTGTTCGTCCACGCTTTCACCGCGTTCAGTTTCTCGCTCACTTTGCCTGCCGCTTGGAGTTGCGCGGCAAGGTCGAGGAGTGTGACCAACTGGGTCGGGCCATAACCTTCTTTCTCCAGCCAAGCATTCGCTGTGTATGTAGGAGCGGGTGGAATGATCCAATATCCCGGCCCCCATGTGGCATTCTCCGATGGTTTAGCGGGAGTCAGCGCATACTCGTCCAGCTTGGGGTTGCTCGTCTCCGTCCAAAGATCAATCGTCTCTTGGGCGATGTCCTTCCGTTCAAAGTTTGTTTTGTTGTAATAGTTAGGCATAGACTCTTGGGTGGGTTGCTACTGTTGCGGTGTTGTTGTTGGTGATGGTCAAACCGCCCTTGGCGTCGATGAGGTCGCGGACGAGCGGGGCGTAGAAGACGAGGTTCTGCGGGCGCACCTTGTCGCAGGTCATTCCTTTGGCGAGGGAGGCAATTTCTTCGGCGGTGAGGGCTGCTGACCAAATTCCGACTTCACACATTCTTCCATTGATCGGGTTATTGCTCGTTGAATTAGAATATCCAGAGCCAATAGATAACGTATCTATGTCTGTTACATTTACTGTTGTTGTGTTTGCTCCTCCCGAGACTGCATTTACATAGGAAGTTCTGCTGTTGTTTGCTGAAAAAACGCTTGCGCCATGATACCAAGCATTAGAACTTGGTATTGAACGGTTTGATTGTCCGCTTGTTCCAGATTGGTAACTATTTGTCCATAAATTTCCAATATTATGATACATTGTATGCCACTTGTCTCCAGCTCCAAATCCCAAATGCATCAATCCACCCAAATTTTGCACATTTGTAAGATTAAACCAACACGCCATCGTTAATGGAACGGATGTTATCGGCGCTGTTGTGCTTAAATATTGACCGCTTGCGGATGCAAAATTTAAGGCCATATCAAGCCGCGCTCCTTACTTCGACGGCGATCAACTCGGCATCGCCAGTCATGGTGTCGCTTCCGTTGTTCGCATCGCGGTTGATCTTGAGGCGGAACCCGTCTCCAGCAGTTACAGAGTCGATAGTAGTCAGCGTGATCTCGGAGTAGTTCGGCACTCCGCTGGTTCCGTTTGTGGTGGTGGTTACACTGGCGGCGGTATCAAAGGAATCGGTATCAATATCGGTAGTCATGCGCTCCAGCGAGGCGTCCCACACGCAGGCTCCAGATGTGGCGGTAGTGGCAGTCCAGATGATGCGAATCTTGAGTCCGCTTCCAAGGCTGGCGGCTTCGGGGATTACTCCAAGGAAGATCGCGCTCTCGTCTGTGGCATCGTCAAAGTCGAGGATTGCGATGCTGTTACGGGTATCCAGCGTGGCGAAGTTGGTGGCTGGAGGTTGGTTGTCTTGCGCGTTGAAGACTGCGTATGTTTTGGTTCCACCGCCTCCCACTGCTGCCTCTGTGCCAGTAGAGTCTTTGATGTAGGCTTTATTATCGCTCTTGATGTAGAGGGCTGCATCTCCGCTGTTCGGTGTTAATCCTGTGGATTGCGTGAAAATCGCGGCGTTTGCGAAGTGTCGGTCTGGTGAAGGCATGATTCATTACTATGCACATCCTTCTTGGCGATGCAAGATGTTTTATCGGTAACGATAAAAGGAGATGCGGCAGGGACGCGTATGCATCCGCTCTTCAGGTGTCGGGTTTCAGGAGTAAACAGGGCTTACGGCCCCCCGATCCCGCTAGGCTCCTTCACGCGATGCGATGACCCCGAAGAGGGATGACCTAACAATGTTAACCACCTGCCTGCCGCGTAGTTTTAGTGGTTCCGCCTGTTTCACGGCTTCCCGTTCGACGGATATCCAATGGAGCCGGGATACGACCCGCTATGCAGTTCGCCCACTAAATTTGTGTCAAAGATCAAGTCTGGCTTTATCTGCCCAGACTATTCTAGGATACCTTCTAGTTCAAGCGCATTCGCCAGTTCCTCTTGCACCGTGATGAGTGCGTGGGTGTAACCCTCGCTCGTCTTCTCGATAGGCTCGATTTTGCGAATGTTCTCTTTCTGTATCCAGCAGTCGTTGTAGTCCTGCATGAAGCGCAACTTGTTTGGTTTATCGTCAACGATAAATCCTCTGCATGTGACTAAGCTCTCAAACTTTGTATTCATAAATCAAGTATCCTTTTTCCCTCGCCCACGCGGGGTTGTTTTCGATTCTGTTGTGGCATGGCCTGCATACAGCCATGAAAGTATGCTCCGCACATAGGTTGGCTCCCCTTCGCTTTTTGTGGTGGATGTCACACGCGGGCGCCCCGCAGACTTCGCATCTTGGGTGAGCGAGTAGGTAAGACTTGCGGACTTTCGAGTATTCTTCATTGATCTTCTTTCGCCTGTCGCTGACTGGCTTTATCCTGCCTCCGCGCTTTTTGAACCCGCTTTTTGCCCGCAATGGGGTTTTTCTTCGTAGCATAGTGATACAATCTTGTCTATGTGTTCCGGCTTCAAGATGCTTTTGCAGACAGTTTCCACTTGGTTGATCAGGCTCCCCGTCACCCCGATCCGCGCACCCAACTCGCGCACCGTCATCCCAAGCTCCTTCCTCGTCTGCCTCAATGAGGTTCCGAAAACCTTCCTCGCGCTGTGGCGGATCGACTTGCTCTCTTCCATAGAGGCAAGGTAATGCGCGTATGCTACTTTGAGAGCATGGTTTTCTTTCATCGAGGCTGACAGATTAAATTCCATTATTGACAAGTCAAGCGCAAAGTCGTTATCGTTATCGATAATATGGACTCTCCCGATGCCGCAATGAAGCATGTGCTAACCGCCACGCAGATCACCACTCTCGGCGCACACATGATCCTCGCCGCGCAGATCAAGTCTCCCATCGTCTGCCACTACGAGATCAAAGACCCGGCTGGCCTATACATGTCCATGGCTGTGCGCGTGAGCGGGAAGTCATTCGTCGCGATGCTCTATGAACCCGCGAACCTCATCATGGTGCTGGAGATATTGGTAGACCAAGAGAACCAAGATGTGGCTACCCGCCGCCACCTGCTCAGTATCCCAAACGAGGAACTCACCGATGACTGCTGGGATGACATCCTCGACCAGATGCACGACTGGGCAGAGGGCAAGCGTGATGATCTTGTGATGGGCGAAGTGTGCGAAAAAGAATAGGCGACTATTCGCCTAACCACGCCAGCCACCTTAAGTATTCTTCTTCTGAGATTGCTTCAAAATCTGGAGTGATTTCAGAATCTTTCGGTTTCTCAAATTTAACGACTCTAGTTGCCGTTAAGTGGGAGAACTCGTATGTTGCTGAACTATCAGTAGACTCAATAAGCGTTTTCATTATGTGGCGTAGTATGGAATTTTCCGACTTGTGCCATTGATAGAGACGACAAGGTAGCCAGCGGCCAAAGCGGGCAGTGTTGATCCGCCTGCGGTTGTCGAGGCGGTTGTGGCCGTAGTTGCGCTGCTGACGGTCAAGTCGCCCGCGATGTGGAGGCGACTGGATGGCGAATTCGTTCCAATCCCAACATCGCCGTTGGCCTCAATGCGCATGCGCTCAGTGTTGTCAGTAAGAAATGTAAACGGATGATTTGTAGTAGTTCTAAGATCGCCAGATGTATTGGCATTAGCGGCAAGCTGAACCTGCACGCCAGATGCGTTGGTTATTTGAATGGCCCTATAATCACTAGCCGTTCCAGTTGTTGTAATATTCTGTGCCCCAAATGCAGGATTTACTTTAGTTCCGGCAATTGCTGCGGTTGGACTTACATCCGCATTTACAATTGTTCCATCAACTATATTTGCGGAAGAAACAGTAATCGCAGAAGGAAGTGCGCCAGTAGCAAGTTTGGACAGGCCAATTGCGGCAGAAGCATTGATGTCAGCGTCAACTATTGTGCCGTCCACTATGTTAGACGATGATACGGTAATCGCAGCTGGCAACGCTCCCGTGGCAAGTTTGGAGAGCGCGATGGCTGCAGCGGCATTGATGTCGGCGTCTACTATTGCACCAGCCGCAATTTGTGGGTTGGGATAAGTTCCAGTGAGGTCGCCCCCGGCTGCCCCAAAAATATCCACGCCAATCCAGTTGAATCCATCCCAAACAAAAAATGAATTGGTTGATGAATTGAAGTAGATTGCTCCTTCAATGAATGGGGCGGCGGGTGGGAATGGTTGCGCAGGATCGGATGGGAAAGCCCCAAGATACCTAGACTTGAAATCAGCCAATGAAGTGGTTGCAAGGAGCGCGGCGTTTTCCGCCTGCCTCGCGCATGCACACGCCTTATTGGTTGACGAGTTTGACCTTTCGTAAAATGAGCCGCAGCACTGGGACATATTATCGTTAACGATAATCCACCGCTATACGATTGCAATGAAAAAAAGTATTGACTCCCGCCGTAGCTGGGGTAGGATTGCGCTTGTAGGAGAAATCCTGCCTCGGGGTGAGAGCCGAGTATAGAAAGCAAAATAAATTAACAAACAACATATATGGTCCCTTGCGGGGGTTATCACTCTCACGCGTCTGTTGCCGCTTTGCTTCGCCTCCGCGAGGGACCGCCCCTTCTCAAAATGAGTAAAAGCAGTGCGTTAATGGATGAAACGCCGATCATGTTTCAGCCTTCATTGGCTAAACTGGTCGGACTACACGAAGCAATAGTTTTGCAGACGCTCCGGTTCTGGTGCAATAACAAGC